GGATTTGATGCAAATTGTACAGGAAGATTTACAGGTAATTTTTATGCTAATAGTTCAACATTTTATGCAGCTGGAGCAGTAGAATTAGATTATAATACTGTAAAGAAATTTGAAACAACATCAGCAGGTGTAAATATAATTGGAGCTGCTTATGCTAATACTGACGATAAACTATTTGACGAGGGAGATGAAGATTGGCAAACATCTACAGCTACAAACCCTACTTGGAATATGGCAACTTCAAGGAATTTTGAATGGACGATGGCAAGTAGTGGCACTTTAACTATTAGTAATGGTGCAAATGGTAATTCAGGGGTGTTAATACTTCGTGCGAATGGTGCATATACGGCAACTTTACCAGCAAGTTCAACACCAGCATCACTTGCTGTTACGGCTGATAATAATGTTTTAGCTGTATATACAAAATTAAACAATGGGAATTATATTTGGAGCAGTCATACATTTTTAGACCCAGTATAATGATACAACAAAGAATGCATCACATAGGTAGCGAAATGGCAAATATTACAATTAGTCAGGCATCTTTTAGGATAGGTTGGGAATGGAAAGACGGTGATTTTTTTGGTATAAATGTTACTCCGGATGATATGGATTGGACTGTAGCAATAGAAGAAACAGGAGGACAAGGAACTTCTTGGGTCACTTGTGTTCCTTTAACAGGAACTGGTGACAGGGAAGATCCAAATATGCGTATGACCGCTAATGAAGAAAATGACACAGGTTTGGAGCGTTCTGCAAATGTTAGATTTTCAGATGATGCAAGTGAAGCAGACGATGTTGTTATAGAGGTAACACAGGATGCTAATCCCATTTAAAACATAAAAATATGGATATACAAAAAACAATACCAGAAGAAATCAAAACAATTGAGATCAGGAATATTAACATAATACTTGGCAAAAGATTAGCAATTGTTGAAACATGGCTTAATGGTCATCGTAATAGAAAAGAAATAGATTTACAGCTGTTAATAGATGGGGCTACACTTACTCAATTAACAGTTATAAAAGGATTTTTAAAAATGATTGTAGCAACTTCTATGAATGTTGATATTTCAGAAATACCAGACACTATTTTTAATGAATAAATTGTTTAACCAAAACAAATAACTATTATGAAAATTAAATTAACAGTAAAAGACAGATTAATATTCCCAGGCTTACTGCCCAAACAAGGTAGTATGATAGGCTTGGAAATAGCTAGCAACATCCGAGACAAATTGAAATTTACTCCAAAGGAAATAGAACGCCTACAATTTAGTGATCGTCCGGATGGAGGGGTGGCATGGAAACCTGGAGTAGAAAAGCCGTTTGAGATTGAGTTTGAAAAAACGGAAATTACACTTATCAAAAAAGGTATTGCTCAGCTTGACAAGGCTGAACAAATTACCTCGGATCAATATGATTTATGTAAACGTATTAATGAATTGAAAACATGAAACAAATAGCAGTATTAATATTAATTTGTCTGCTCTCCGTAAGCTGTATGACAGTAAAACGGATTGAGAAGAATTGTGATCAGTTTGAACAGATTTGCACCACAGGAAATACGGATACAGTAAGGATTGAAAATACGGTTGTGGTAACTGAGAGGGATACCATTGTTTATTTTTCCTTTCCAAGAGATACCATGTACGTTGAAATACCAGTAAACGTTCCACCAAAAGTAAATAGAGGATTAGTTAATTCAAAACTTTCTTATTTGGAAGCTGGATTGGCATGGTCAACTGCTCAAGTGGAATCAGGGGTTTTAAAGCATTATATTGAATCAGGGGATACCATTATACGTATTCAACTAGATAACGCTGTAAAGACTATTAAACAACTGCGTACAGAGCTTAAATCAAGTCATCAAGTAGTTACGGTAAAGGAAAATACCAAATTTGCAAAGTTTACTATCAAATGGTTTATAGGATCATTGGTTGTAATTATTTTGGTATTAGGATGGTTGGTGTTGAAGAATAAGGCTAAATTGATTGGGTTGGTTAAGAAGTTGTTTTAAAGTTTATCCTGCCAACCTTCTAATATTTTATGTATTTTTTTAGGGTTGTTTACTTTTTGCCACAGGAACCCTCCTGCTGAATGGTGCTTACTGGTCATTGCTTTACTGATATTCCCTTTTGTTACATTAGTACGTTTGGCAGCTGCAGTTAAACTTTTATGTATCTTTATTAAGTTTCCAAATTCATCTAATTGCATTACTGGATGTCGCTGTCTGCCTTGCTGTCTTCCCTCTTCCCAACCAATTACATAAACCCAGCTGATTCGTTTCTTTATGAAAGCAAAACATAGCTTTTTTGGTAGTCGGAAATATTCTATGATTTCAGTGGTAATGGTTTCAACTACGTGCTTTGGATCCATTACAACATAATTTCAAGTATTTCAAACGCTTTTTCAAATGCTATTTTTTCAGCTTCTTTACGGGTATTAAATATACAAGGATCAAATGTAACTCTCTCCACTCGTTGACCTTTGTGAATTTCCCACATCCATTTCAATGTATTATCTCCCGTTATTCCACTACTTGTGGTAACATAAATTTTCAGTTCATCAAAGAAGTCATACAAATTACGCTTATTCCAGCAAAATCCTTCATGTGATAATAGATAACCGTGTTCAAATTGATACCATTTAGTCCCCACCTCTTTACTTATAGTACTATCATATTCTTCAATATTGAGCCACGCAAATAATGTATCTAATCCTTTCGGATATTTCTTTTTAATTTCTTTCCAGTTCATAACACCTCCGTAATTCCTTTCTTTATCTTAGTTTCAAACACCTTATCAGCATACGAAGCCAATATCGGTTCATGTGTAATTATTATAAATTGTATTCCTAACTTTTCACTTACTTCTTTAATCATTTGTGATGCTTGTTCCTGATGGTTTGCACTGAGAAACCTTAACGGCTCATCCAGTATAATTACATTCCTGGATTTCGGTCTTTGCATACTCCATGAAGCAATCCTCAAAGCAAATGCTGTCACATCAACAGCTCCTCCTCCTGAAGCCAACAACGGATCAACCCTATTACCATCCCTGTCAAAATACAAATCACATTCAGTTTTGTTTCTACGCTGTACAAAATCAACCACCAATTTATATGGATCAGCAAATACAGCTTCTAATGCCAGTGAGGTAATGTCGGAGATATGAAAAGATAATTGTTGCTGCGTTTTTAGCCCTACCTCACGGATTATTTCTCTGGCTTTTTCATGCCTACTCAAATCCCGTTTCTTTTCTTTTACCGCCCGGTTGGTTAAGGCAATGGTGTTTTTAATTTGTAATTGCTGTCCTTTTTGCCGTTCCAGTTGGGTGCGGAGGTCTTTGATTAGTGTTTCATTACTCATAATGATTCGTATTTAAGTTGACAGCAATCCCATGTATTACATAATGGACATATTCTATCAGAATAAGAATCCATAAATTCATCGGATTGTAATTCGTTATGATCAAACCAGCCTTTACATTTATCACATTGTACTTTTGTTTTTCTGTATTTGTAAAAATGATCGGGTTCAGGCAGGTGGTCTATTTTTGTAGCCTCTTGTTGCATGGAAATAGTACATTTACCATCTGCCAGTACATATTTTATCAGTTTTTTAGTTAATGGTTCTGTTATAATACCATGTAAAATATTTTTATCATAGTTTATTTTAGTAACAATACAATTTTTATCTTCTATCAAATAATCAGGTAGTTCCTTTCCTTTATATACAAACTCTGCTGATTTTGCTTCACGTATATAGCTAACAGTACTTCCTGCATCAGGATTCTTTTTTACTGTTCTTCTATCAATTTTTATTAAGAACTTCATAACTGATTTATTGGTATAGCTATTGCAATAATAAATACTACTGAGTGTCCCCAAATCTTCATGCCTTGCGGGGGATCAAAAATTTGAATCCCTTTATCCCAGTAACTCGTATTTCCTACATATCCCATATTTAAGCCCCTTGTGAGGTTATAAGCAGGATCAAACAAAGCCATTCGCATTGTTGTGTAACTTAGAAAATACCAGTACCATTTGCTTTTATCAACATCTAAAATAAACGGACTTGCAACTAATAAGCCAACTGATGAAGCCTGAAATAGTTTACCGAGTTCTTTTTGACCGTCATCATATAACCCGTCTCCGATTGCTTCAAGTATAACAGCTGAGCCGAATAACAAGATAACTTTAGCGGGTTCAGAAAATTTCCATCTTTTCTCAGGGACGTAAGGATCAAAATCGTACTGCAAACAATCATTAACTATCATTTGTCCAAACGTTGCCTTACAAATAATAAATAGAATAACGATTACTTTTAACAATCGCCATCCGCAACCTCCTATTAATTCTCCTTTTTTCATAATATTTAGTTTTTATTTATAACTCATATTTTTCATTCAATTCTTTCACACCTTTTTCAATCTTACCAGAAAGAGTAGTAATATCCTCCCCAAGTTTTTCATGCTTTGTTTCAGCATCTTTGAGAGTAGTACAATCCCAATTTTCTTTCAAGTCTTTCATCAATTGGTTTCGTGTTCCTTTCAATTCAGAGATTTTAGATTTTGCCTCGTCAATCTCTTTTTTCAATTCTAGTAATTCGTTTTCATTCATTTTATTGTATCTTTTTTAGCAACATGTTTTGTAACGTATCCCAATCTATTTCCTTTTTCTTATACAACTTCCAGGCAAAATCAGAGCGTTCCACTGGATGCCAGTTACATAACAGTTGATGCCAATCCATTCTGGTTACGGCTTCATGTAAATACTTGTTAAAGGCTCGGACGTTGGTAATCATTTCCTGTCTTAATGTTTTGAGGTCTGGTTTGATTTGTCTTGTTTTCATTATTGTTTATTTTAATACCTAACATCAAAAACATGAAATACCACACTTCCTTCAAGTAATTGGTATGTCCCTATATAAATGCCTTTAATATTTTCCTTTTCATGACCCGTACCAATTGTTTGTATAGTCCTAAACTGTTTTAAATTATTTGGATTACATAAACACCAAATACATGGAACTCCATTTTGAACCTGTACTGTTAATATTTTAGCTGCATGAGGCATTTCAATTTCCTGTAAATCTGTTGTCTCTAATTCGTATTTCCAAATTGTTTTCATAATTTTTTATTTTTCAATTGAATTCATTACTATATCTTTAATTGACTTGCGTATTTCATTGTGGGAAAAGAATCGTTTTAAATTCTCCTCAAAGCTAACAGCCGCTTCCCATTCACTATCTAGTTGACTGATAAAAGCGTCAATTCTGTTGTTTCGTTTTTCTACCGTTTCAATATGTTCCCTACTGATTACATTATCTTCAATCGGTAGGTAAACAGGCTCAACGGTATTGGTTTCAGCATACCAAAGATATACCCTTGGTTTATGGTTGATTTGATCAGTAGCATGCCGGGTTAAACTTCCTGGATTGACCAATAGTCTACCTTCATACTGTTCTACGAAGGCTTTGTGATTATGTCCGGTTAATATAAGAGAATATTCAGGATATTTTCTAAGTAGTTTTCCAGCCATAGGATCAACACAACCTGGCCACGGAGTTTTAGCTTGGTATGTCATTATGTGCCAAACCAACATCTTTCTGTCTTTGTAAAACCTCCATGAATATTCTCCTTTAATTGGTAATTCCCCCCAATGAGTACTATTCAATAGATTAAGTTTTCCGGCTGTCAACAAAGTATTAATTCCACATTTATAAACCAACTCCATATTATGTTGAGGCTGATCGTGATTTCCGTATATCGTCCAGAATTGATCTGGTAAATGTTCAATTGTTTTAGAAAGTAAATGAGGGCTTGGTTTCCAGTGATTAAAAAGGTCTCCGCTGTGGAAAACTGGACATCCATATTTCTTTTGCAAGTTGTTTATGAAGTCGACTTTTATCCATTGAGCAATTTCATGGTCATCAGTTCGGCAAACAGGTTGATCCTCTCGCAGATGGAAGTCACCACACAGGATAGCAAATACTTTTTTATTTTGTTTAGTTCGTTTCATATTTTATCACTTATCCAATTAGCAAATACTACAATACCTTTGTATATTAATATAATTGGAAAAAATATAGTACACCATCCTTTCCACCACTCTTCAAAAGACGGATCAATATAAATTAAATCACGGTCATCAAGAATATTAATGATTATTCTACCTACGGTAAAATAAATAAGAACGAGAAAAATAATTTTTAACCACATATCATTTCTTTTTAATTGGTTGATTACAGAGTGGACAAATTTCCGGAAAGTTATCCGCAAACTCCTTTTCCAGTATTTTGACCTTATTAGAAGTGTTTTGCAAAGCGTTCTCCGTATTAGTAATATTAGTTATTAACTTTTCAATAGACTGGCTTAAATCGTCTAATTTTGCCTTTTTAACAAACATCTCCAGTAGATCATTAACAGGCTTCTCGGCGGTTACAATATAAGTATGATCTTCAATATCTTCCTCAATACCTTTCAATTCCTCTATCAACGCCTCTAACTGTTCTTGTTTATCGGCTAATTCAGTACGTTCAGCTATCCACCCCAATACTTTATTCAATTGCGGTTCCAATACAAGTATTTCAGATTGAGCGTCTATAAGATTTTGAGTAGTTGAGATTGCTTCAATTAAAGTTTTTAATGTTCGGCTTTCATTTACCTTTTGCAGGAATCGGTTTTGCATATCCTCCAATACCTCAACATCAATTTCAAACTTTTCCAGGTGGTCAAACTTTTTCAGTTCTTCCGTATCTTGTTTAATTTGATCCTCTTTGACTCGAATTGTATGTTGTATGGTAGTAAGTTCCTGCTGAACCTTTTTCAATCCGCTATCAATTTGATCTAAGTGGGCTATTTGATTGAAATGTTTTGCGACATCTCCCGGTGTTGAACTTATTAGAAACGGTGAATCCATTTGAGCCTGCAGATTTATCTCATTCAGGTTGAGTAGATCGGTAATATCATTTGGAACTTCAGTACCAAAAGCTGCATATTTAATACCGTCTTTTTGATACAAGTTAATATCCTTCCCGGATTTGGTTCTACGGATTGGTATATTATCAACTGTTAATTGTATAGTGGTATCCCCTCCCCAGGTTGATCGGAAAGCATCTCCACCCGGACGGTTAAATACTAACCATTTGAGGGCGCGTATAATTGAAGTCTTACCTGAGTCAGACCCACCAATAATTACATTTACTCCGTCAGAGAATTCCAGTTTGGTTTTCTTGTGGCTTTGAAAGTTAGTTAATGAAAGTTGCTGTATCATTTTTGTCTGTTGTATATTTTACTTCAATTTTCCCAAATTTACTACCAGCAAAGTTTTTACTTTTCCCTTCAACGGTTAATAATGTGGTGAAAGCAATATGGTTCATCATTTCCTCAAAGCCTTTGAAAGCGTATTTAACTGTATCTATTGTACAGATAAAACCAAATGTAACTTTTTCAATTTCTATATTCATAACTTTCTATTTACTATATTATACAAATTTTATTTTTAACCATTTTTAAACAGCTTCAAAGTACTGGACATTTCCATAGCAGCATTATGAATAGCCAAAGCGTCGGCAATCCCTTCATCCCTCCATTTGGTATTCGTCCAAGGTACATCATATAAGGTTTTAATTTTGGTAATCATTTCCTGTTTACTTACGGATTTCTTATCAAACAAACATTTCTTTGCGTCATTTTCACTGTACCACTCAATTCCAATATCCAAAGTATCACTAATGGTTTGAGCAATTCCAGCAACAGCTCCAATCATTACAGCGGCCTGAGCATTTTGTGATCCATGTGGTAGTTCAGATAAAATATAGGTAACGTTGAAATGTTTAATCATTCTTAACAGCACTCTATTGATTTCACTTATTCTACGGACGGTGGCGTCGCCTTTGCGGATGCGTTGTTTCTTTTGGGAGGGTTCTGTTTTAATACATCCAACTTTTAGGACAGTGCCTTGCCAGTTTAATATAGCCCATCCCCAGGCAGTAATGCTTGGATCGTTTGTGAGGATTGTTCCGTGGTTATGTTTTGTTCTTTTCATAAATCTTTTAATATTTGTATTATCAGTTTGATGAAATAAAAACAAACAAGTATTAGTAATAAAGCCTGTATTATTGATAATAAACCATCTATTGCAGACATACCATTAAAATTTACTTGGTCTGATACCACTATTATACCAACTACATTCATTACAGTTTATTACTCCATCAATATGTCCAGTAGCTCTGTTATAATATTGGCAATCCTTATTTTCAATATCGTAAGGGCATTTGTAATGAGGAAAAGGAGTTTGATTTTTCGTAGCAGCATGGTAAGTATTCTCCTGTCCTGGATCACGATATTTACCACGTTTCCAAAGCCGGTAGCAAATCCAACTCAACATTATTATAGGTACAATCCATGCATATTCAGCCAGTGTTTCCATCTTCTGTGGTTTTAAAGGTTTCTAATCTCAGTATATGCAATTCCTTTGATGCCTTAGTTAGGGAATCAATTACAAGATGTTTTCTGGTACCGTCTTCTAATTCAGAACAGGCAGACAGTATCTTTTCCAAGGCTTCGTGAATTTCACCTATTTCTATTTCTGTCATGGTGGTGTTTTGAGTTGTTGGTTTTTTTGTTCTTTTCATTTACTTTTTCTTCTAACCATTTGATGTATTCATATATTTTAGAGAATCCAACAGTCCAATTATCCGTTTCTAATGGAGTAGCAATAGTAATTCCGGTTTCCATTTTGTATTTTAAATGTAGTTCGTTCATTTTGTATATTTTTCTATTAAGGTTATGGTGCATCCTTCATTAACATAATATATCCTTTTCCTTTCTGTATCTTGAAATCTCCAACTGTCTCCAGTAGCACAAGGTGTGTATAATACTTTTGCTCTACTGGTTAATGTCATTTGAGAATTATTAAAATCAACTCGGACTATATCTCCTTTTTCTATATTTTCGTTCATCTTATTTTAGGTTTACGTTCGGTTTCAAATTTACTTTCAATACTTTCCCACAAGTCAATTACTTGTTCTTTTAGTTCTTTTTCTAATCCTTTTTCTTCAATTATTTGGATTGCCTTGTTCATGGATACTCCTAACTTTTCTCCATTTAATGAGTAAAATGATTTCTTCTCTTTACCTTTGCCTTTAGTTTGTTGCTCCTTTTTTTCAACGATAGGTTTGGTGAAGTCCTTGACGAATTGTAAATTTTCTTTTACATCATCTACTCCATAATCAAAAATTATAGTTACTGGGGCTGAGCGATAAGGTTTCCAAACAGAACTGCCAAACACATCTACATTGATTTTTATAGCAGTAATTCGGGAAACTTCATTGCCTTCTACTGTCTTGGTAACTACAATTTTTTTAAGAACTTTTGTATTTAATCTCAGACTGGAATAAAACGGTATAGCTTCTCCACCTGGACTTTTGTATTTTGGTCCGAATGTATTGAATGTTTGTCGTATTTGATTACTGCAAACCATTAAATACTTATTTTTTGTCAATATTCTGCATATTTTTCGCAGGCCTTCACTAAATTCTTTTGCTCTACGGGCTCCCATTTTGTCTCCTTTTTCTCCCATTTCCATATCAGTTGATAAAGCTGCTAGGGAATCTGTAAATATACCATGTATCATTCCTTTTTTGGGTTTCCATTTTCTTACTGCGTCAAATATTTCAGGCACGGTATCAGGAGTACCATAATCCATTTTATCAGTATCCAAATCAAACATATGAGCAAACTGTTTAACCAACCTAGCTTCAGGATCGTTGAACATTACTTCTCCCTTTTGGCGTTGAATGGCTCCGGCAATTTCACATAACAAAACAGTCTTACCAGATTCACTCGGTCCAAATATCTCAACCAATATTCCTGCAGGTATTCCTCCTCCTCTAATTCTACCACCTGAAATAGCTAAGTCCAACAGAGTGGATCCTGTACTAATCATTTCGGTAGTATCTCCATCATACTCCTGTTTCTTTTCAGGCTTTTTTGATACCTTTGCCCGGACTTGACGGCTGAGTTTTATGTTTTTGGTTCGTTTCATTTCGTTAATTCCATTCCTGTTAATGCAAAATAAAGGTTTTGTAATTGGTGAACATGAAAAATATTATTACTCGACCAATGTCCATTAGTTATTGCACAACATACTATATTATTATTCACAATAATTCCTACTATTTCATTTTTATTTTCTCCATCAATAGGAATCTTAAGTGTATAATGATATGCCTTATCTTTCACTTCTGTAAACCCAAAATCTTTTAACCATTGTTCGGTTAAGGGGATAGGTTTTACATCCTTTACTTTATAAGACCCAGAAGGTGAAATTTTATTTTTCCTTAGAGAAATATCACCGAATCCAGTAGTATCATTACCAGTTATAGCGTAGACAATCATTTCGCCTGAATAATCATCCCAGACATAATTTCCAATTCTCAATTCTGTTGCTTTCATTCCAAAGCTGTTAAAATTGTTTTTACATGATCATCACTGACATTCCTTCTTAGCAATTCAGCTCGTAAACTCTTTTTAAACGTCATCTTTGACTCCCATTTCTTTTGTTCCACCCGAGCTTTCTTGCCAATTAGTTTTACCAAAGCTGTTTCCTCCTCCATTTGAGAATCAAACCAATGTTGAATTTCATCCCTCAACACTACGGACTTGGATATACCATGAGCCAGGGAATATAATGTTAAGTAATCCGAAACCTGCTGGGGCAAATAAGCCCCAACAAGCTTGGATTTTTCTGGACTACTTTTTTTATCACTTACTTTTAAAATAGACATATTCTATTTTTTATCTTGTTCCTCACCACATTCATCCCAAAGATCACAGTCATTACAATCCTTTGGATATTCATCACAATCCTTTCCAAATTCGTGTCCGTGTGGACATTTGTTATCATCATCCTGGGTTTCTTTACGTTTCCGGGTACGTTTTGGTTTTTCCTCTTCAACTTCTTCCTCCGATTCTTCCTCTTTTACTTTCCTTGTACGTTTTGGCTTTTCCTCTTCCGGTTCTTCATCCCTGGTTTTACGTTTTCTGGTAGGTACTTCTTCCTCTGGTTCTTCTTCCTCATTTACATCCTCTTCATCCAACTCCAGGAATTTAGCTTCCAATTCCTTATAAGAAAGAATATTCAATACTTCATCCAAGTTTGGTATGTCATCCAAAATGTCTTCCGTGTATTGTTCTTTCCTTTCAACAGGAGTTACTTTACCAAGCTCTGCAAATGGTTTTGACGAGCCAATCGTACCAGCATCAAACCGGCATCTCATTGTCAAACCTTCTTCCAAGTCAGGAAATACTTCATAATCCTCATCCTCTTCCAAAGTATTATTGATTTCCTCCTGACATAGATATTGAGACATATCCATTATATGAGGTTCAGCATCGTGTTTCTTTGAGTCCAATGGAATAACACAATACAGGTTTCTTTTAGATTGTTTCAAACCATCTGTATCCTCCTTATCAGCTTCCTGACGAATCAATTCAGCTCGCTTTTCACATACTGGACAAGCCTTGCCAATGGATGTTAAACAAACAACCTTATCATTATCCACTCCAATGTTCCTGTGAATTTTGAATGGAAGTTTATACCACAGACTTCCTGGTACAGCAATTTCATCCTCAACGTTACGATCAGGATGTCGTTTGCTGGTTACTTCGTAAGGCATGAAATCCAGCTTTACAGTACTTTTTGGTTCTGGATTAAACACACTCACTCCTTTTGGTAGGTTCAAGTATCCATAGCCAGATGTCTGACGTTTGGAATCCTTGTTAACCTTACCTCTAAAACTACTTTTTCTTTTCTTTGCCATTTTGTTTTTGTTTAGATTTGTTTTTAAAATGTTTCATCACTCCGTCAATACAAGCAGCCGTTAAGACTCTTCCTATTAGATATAATGTACATAGAAAGATTATTCCTAAAGCTGCTCCGTTTAATATTTCTTTTAGCATAATTATTTACTCCTTTTTAACCGTTTTCCAACACCTGCATCAACTTTCTTTTGCTTTTCATGCTTTTCTCTTTCACTTGTAATCGCCCTTGGTACTTTTGGACCGGCAAAATATTGTTGTCCATGTAAAACTACAAGATTTTCCAAAGCGGCTTTCCTGGTAAAACTTATTTCACTCTTAGCAATTTCAGCATTACTCAACTCAAATTGTAAATCAATTATTTTCTGTTTACAATCTTTGTGTCGTTTGTGAGTACGGTAATAAGCTTCTACATTAGGTCCGGTTGGTTTTATTCCATCTCCAAGATACTTATCAGGATCTTCGTTAGCTTCTTTTACTAATTCTGATCGGATTACTTTGACTTCCTCTTCAGCCTGTTCTAATTCTTTCCTAGCATCTGAGTAAATCCCTCCGTATTTCATAGCCAACTCGGCTTGTTCTAACCACTCTATATCTAAAGAAGTCTCATCAATTCTCATGTCTTTTTCGTAGTTCATATCATTTATTTTTTAGTTCGTTTAAACTTCTTTTCCGGTACTTCCACCACCTTGATTTTCGGAGGTAATTCATTTGCCTTTATCTTTGGCAGACAACAATGTTTATATTTCTTACCACTACCACACGGGCATTTTTCATTCCTACCAACCTTCTTTCCTCTCCTTACGAGTGGTTGTAATTTTGCCTTTTTTGATGGTGGTTTTATTTTCATTACTGTATAATAAGTTTGTTGTCTTCAATAACAGGATTTATTTGTCCATTATAAAATTCTTTGCCAAAAATTTTAGCAAGCCCCCAAATAGAAAATTTGTAATATCCATCCAGTTCTGGAGCAATAGGTTTTCTATAATATTTTGTTAATACTTCTTTCCCAAACTCTGTTAATTTTACTAATACCTGGTCATTTATATTAAGTTCAAGTTTCATATCAATTAGTTTTTATTTATTTTTTCCAGCCAACTTATTATACACCAAATCTCATATCCTACTACACAACATCCTAACAATACTATAACACATTCAAGGAATAAACTCATATTATTTAGTTTTTTCCTGTGTTTGCATAATTATACTAGAAATAGAAAGTATAAGCATACCAATGAGAAAATCTCCTATATCTATTTTATTTATAAAATACAGAATACAGATTAATACAAGCCAGCATGTAAGTAGTATATAGTTATAATTTTTCATATCAATTAGTTTTTAATTACTGTATAGCATGCAAAAGTAAGCCCGGGAAAACCTGAGTTCCAAAACGGATCAACAAATTCTTCCAACACCAAACCAGCCCTTACGTTATCCGATTTCAACAAAACTGCTTGAGCATATCCCAACACATGACGGCGGATGCTTTCCGGTTCCTCCTCTTTCAATCCGTTTAATATTTCACGAACTTCTTTCCAAGCTGTTCCTCCATTTACTAATGTTCTACACAATTGAATACTCTGTGATTGAACTACCTCGGCTTGTTTAGCAATTTCCAATCGGTTTTCCGGATCAGCCAGTAA